TCCCCTTCCTTAAAAAGTTTGAATCAACTGTCAGATGCTGCACTCAAAACGGGATCAGAGGTGGGTCAGCGACTGTCCACTTTCCTATCTGGCATCAAGAAATCCAAGACATCCTCGTCCTCAAAAACAACAAAGGAACAGAAGACAACAGAGTTAGAAAATTAGATTACAGTATACAAATATCCAAATTATTTTATGAAAGATTTATTAAGGACGAAGAGATTACGCTTTTTTCTCCTCATGATGTGCCAGGGCTTTATGATAGTTTTGGTACAGATCGCTTTGATGAACTCTACATCAAGTATGAGCAAGACGATTCAACCCCACAGCATAGGATTGCTGCTCAATCCCTCATCCTTGATCTTTTAAAGGAGAGAGCAGAGACAGGTAGGATCTATATTATGAATATAGACCATTGTAATTCTCATTCATCTTTTAAAGATCAGGTGTTTATGAGTAATCTGTGTCAGGAAATTACTCTTCCTACATATCCTTTAAGTCATATTGATGATCATGTTGGTGAGATTGCTCTTTGTATTCTTTCTGCTGTTAATGTAGGTAAGATTAGATCTGATGAAGAATTAGAGGACTTATGTGATCTTGCAGTACGTGGGTTGGAAGAGTTGATTGACTATCAGCAGTACCCTGTAAAGGCAGCAGAGATTGCTACAAAGGCACGTAGAAGTCTTGGAATAGGTTATATTGGTCTTGCTCATTATCTTGCTAAGTTAGGGTTTAGTTATGGATCACAGGAGGCATGGGATGCTGTTCATGGACTCTCTGAATCCTTCCAGTATTACCTTTTAAAGGCATCAAATAAGATAGCAGAAGAGAAAGGTCATTGTGAATATTTTGGTAGAACAAAGTATGCTGATGGAATTCTTCCTATTGATACATATAAGAAAGATGTAGATGAAATTTCATCTAATAAGTTAGAACATGATTGGGAATCTCTTAGAGCATCTATCTTGGAGTACGGACTTAGGCACTCAACATTGTCCGCACAGATGCCATCGGAGAGCAGTTCCGTTGTGTGTAACGCCACCAATGGAATTGAACCACCAAGAGATTATTTGTCCATTAAGAAGTCAAAGAAAGGACCCCTTAAGCAGATTGTTCCGTCTTATCAATCTTTAAAGAATAACTATACTTTATTATGGGATATGCCAGATAACACAGGTTATATTAATATAGTAGCAGTGATGCAGAAGTTCTTTGACCAAGCAATATCTGGTAATTGGAGTTATAATCCAGAACATTATGAGGATAATGAAGTACCTGTATCTGTAATGGCACAGGATCTTTTAACCACTTATAAGTTAGGATGGAAGACT